TCATAAGGATTGCATGGTGTTTCATCTTCAAAAGCAGGTTGCATAGCTTCCATAATCTTATCAAAGATTTTCTTACCAAACTTATAAAGGAATACTTTACCTTCATTCTCTGGATTACTAGGGTCAGAAACAACTAGTACATTACTTACATAATGAAGTCTACGTTTCCTATCTCTAGCAATAGTTTTATCTTCATCTCTACCAGAGTTCCATAGAACCGAGTTCATTTCTGATACTGGGTCTGGTTGTCCAATAGAAGTTAAAGAATTTTCGATATACCATAAACCATTTGGGCCTTTAAAGCCATGGTCCCAGTATCTCACCCATGGAAGGTCTTCACCTTCTGTACAAGGTAAAAATCTAATTACGGCATAACCGTTACCAGCTTTATCTCTTGTGGGTTTCCAGAATCTATCATCCCCGTAGGAATTGGATTCTTTCTTAGTGGTTGAAACTGCTTCTGCAGCCTTTACGAGTTTATCAATAGATGAGCCTCGTGAGCTCTTTAAGTTAGCAAATGACATATTTATTTCTCCGTATATTGCATTGTATTACTGAATTATCCACTTTGTACATAATATAAGTTATATTATACTACACTTTCATGCAGTTGTAAACCCTTTTCTTAATAAATTTTTACATTTATTTCCATCAAAGTTTACGAATGGGGTATACTTCTTGATTCTCCTTTTAAGGTCAGGCCACATAATCGTGTCACTAATCTTATTGGATTCTCTTTCAACAAACCCCAACATTGAATCCAAGATACAAACAGTCTCTAAACTAATCTCTTCTTGCATCAATAGTTCTATAATAAGAGGTATCTGTCCTTCTTTAGATTGAAACAACCCATCAAAACCAACCTCGTTTACATCACTTAGTTTATTTATATCGATTGAAAACACTCTATGGATACTTTCTCTTATTCTTTTATAGTTATTATAGTTATCTTCACCTTCATGGTTCATCATATCACCAACGTAAGATACTCCTTGTTTGAAATTAGATACATAATACCCAATAACATCCTTCTCGTAATTCTTACCAATCTTAGCAAAGAAATACTTATCTCTCCTTTTCAGAAAAGAGTTTGAGGTTACATTTGATTTATAGTTATACTTAATCGCATCATAACTATCAGTTTCAAAATGTAACTTCAAAGCATTGTAAATCTTGTAAGAGTCAAATGGGTCCATTCTCAAACCATTACGCCTTCATATAGGGCTTCTAAATCTTCTACATCACCCACGACTTGGCTTAAATTTTGTTTATGATAGATAGTCGCCATCTTTCTTAGATGCTTCTTATCAATCTCTACATCTTCTACGCAAGAGTTTACTGCCTCTTTAATAAAAGTTCTTTGTGCGTCCATCATAGTCATTGCATTTGAAATCTCTTCAATACAACCCTTGATTCTTTTCTTATCTTCATCGGATGAAGGTATAATCACATTACTCATAATATTCTCCTATATTGGTAATTTATTGGTTTTGTTTGCACCTCGGATAAGATTTAAAGTATTAGCTTCGTGTTCTATCTTATCTCTTAGTGAATCGGTTAATAACTTTTTAAGACTTTGGTATTGCATACCTCGTTCTTCTATAATCATAACTGCCGCATCTATGTAACTAACATCTGGTTTGTCGGCAACTAAATTTTCTACGGCCAATGAAAATCTTTTCTTAGTCATAATCTTGTGTTGAAATATTTTTTTTCTCTTCTGTCATAATGTCCTTAGTAAAATACAATCTGAGTTAATCCTGCCGTTAGGAGAATTAACCTTAGTTGTAATCTGGTCTTTCCAAACTTGTTTAGCAATTTGTTTGGAAGTCTTAGTTAATATTAAAGGTAGTATCACATCTGGTTTTCTCAACTTAGTACACTTAGATAATTTCTCATCAAAGTTTTTAATTGTGGTACCGCCCACTTCAAACCCTTTAGTTGAATTAGTAACATATTCATATAGGTTACGGTTTTTAGTATTAAACACCCAGAGGGTTTCTTGGCCGGGGATTTGAATAGGATTAATAGAAGATAGTTTGTATTCCATATCTTCTAATTTAAATTTTAAGTTCTTTATTTGAGCATCAGAAGCCTTTGGTTTTCTAGCCCTTGGTGTCTTAGATGCCTTGAATGATATCTGAAGTTTATCCAAGTCCGAATAAACACCATCCATCTGTTTCATCATCTTCTTTTTATTGGCTGTAGATATATGACTATAACCTTCTACTGCCTGTTCACATCTTTTATGTAACGCATCACCAACTTCTTGATAGTATTGGTCAATTATTTTCTTAAAGGGAGCAATGGCATTACCCTTAAGATTATTTTTCTTAAAGAGTGCGAATACATCTATTGAAGCCTTGAAGTTATTATCTAGCCAACCTTCAACAATTGTATCATCCCATTCAGTATAGATAGTATCCATCATTTTCCTGCGAGTTCTTTCTGCAATGGATATTACTTTAGGTGCATCTTTTTTCTTTTCTTCTAGTACTTCTTCTACTAGTTTTGCGGCCTCTAACTTTTCTCTTGCAGACTTAGTAAAGCCTTTTATCTCTTCTTCTGTGTATTCATAGCCACGATAGAATAACCTTGCTGACTTACCGAGAGGGAAAGTTATTAGATGGTCTTTTAACTTCTTAAAAGTCTTTGCTTCTTCTTTAGTAAGACCACATACTTCTTCTACAAAATCAATTACATAAGGTACATAATCTTTTGTTTTATAAAAGTAGTTATACCAATGGGCACCTTTTGTCCAAAGTCTTAGTCGGACTTTATCTTCTACTTTGCCGGGTGTTGTTTCACCTGGATTATATACTGGTTCTGCACCTAGGTGTTGGTCTTCAATACTAACCCTATTCCTGCGACCTTTCTTTCTTATTGATTCTAATCTTTTACTTACCATAATTTTAAATACTCCTAATTAATAATACTATTATACTACACTTTGTGTATAATGTAAAGGGGCCAGAGATATAAATTGTAAATTAAAAGGAGTAATATCTCTGACCCCGTGACTGCTACTCAACAAGTAACTGTTGATAATTCTTTATTCCTTGAACATAGTTCTCTGCCGCATCTTCTGCGAAGTATTCGTTGTGACCTTTAAACCATTCAATGCCTAGTAGATTATTATCTACATACATTTTGATTCCAAAATTACGAGGGTCTCCGACAGTTCTTAGAACTTCTGCTTTACGATTTGAATACTCACCTTGGCCGGCGTATTCGCTTAATAACATATACTTCATTATTTTTCTCCGTATGTTTCTTCCCATTCAACCCTAGCAATTTCCATTATCTGCTCGTTGTTTAGGTCTGGGTATTTAACCTTAAGTGATTTGATTAAATAGTGTCTTCGGTCAGCATCTCTAACGAGTAGAAATGCACCTGAACATAAATAAACAAAAACTACTAGGCCAACTAAACTAAAAATTACATTTAAAATATCCATAATTACTTTCCTATGTGTTTCACGTCTTCGCGTGGTATTACTTGATATGCCCCTTTATTATATGCCGGGGCGATTGTGAAGTTTTTACTTTCTTCTTTCTTCCAACTATTATCTTCAGGTATTACTGGTGGAGATAATGGTGCGGATGGGTAATTTGGTGTTTCTCTAGCATAAGTTTTATTCTGAGCTGGAGTCGACCAATTAAAATCTTTCATAGTCTTTGACTTACTAGCTGACATTGATTTAGTCTTACGCTTCTTTCCCGATGGTCCATATTTTAATGAACCTGCATAGAAATTAGTAACACCCATTATGAGACAATACTCCTAGAAATGTTTGAGATATATTTATCGGTGAGTTCTCTTTGTTTAGTTCTCCACATGATTTTACAATCTCTATTCTTGGCTCTCTTTTCGGCTTTCTTAAGTGAAGCCATTCTTTCTTTATATTTTAAAACCATCTTAATAGTCCCAATCGTTCTTTGTTGCCTGATATGTTTCCATATAACTACTACCTGCGAGATAATCTCGTGTCTGTTTATCAGTGTAGTGCCTATTCTTGTCGTGAAAACATTCTAAACTATTAGGTGACTGATGTGAAGCCTTTGCAATTGCCTTGTTTAATTTGGCCATTGTATTAATTGACTTCTTTCTCTTGTCTATTCGAGCAGTTGTTTTTTTCATGTTGTGCCTTTCTTGAGCTTCTTTTATCATTTCTAATCTAGTTTTCATATAGTCTCCTTAGTTTACTAATATAGTATATCACGCTTTATAATAAATGTAAAGTGTTTTTTTTCATTTT